GTTCATTTTATGGTTATGCTGATGCAACCACACGTAAATTTGATGACATCGTTGCATTGAATGTGTACAAGCTTCGTCGTTCAGCATATACTTCAGAAGTAACCAAGCTTGAGTATTCAACGCAAGAAAGTTACTTGGGATCACTTGACTTCAATCGCAAGATTCAGTCACAAACTGGTGGAACAGACACATCATACTTCTTGGCCGGTCAAGCACTGCCCTCACCCAACATCACCGTTCTAGTCAACGACAACATCAGCAATCGCAACAAAGAAACATGGCTTGACATGAACACGGGATTGCCGTTGAAGAAAGTGCGTGTGCTGTCACACTCCACCAAAGCTGCACTGGCCGCTGGTGGTAGCAGCACAGTCTTTGGTGGTTCAAGCGCAGCGTTCGCAGCAGCAACAACAGCGCTTGGTTATTCAGATTCATTGTTCCCAACAGGTCCTTATGCTGGTACAGCATTGACCAGCAAGAGCGTTGGTAGCATCACCAGCAAGATTGATCGTGCATTGTCACGCATTGAGAATGATGAAGTGTTCCCACTTGACTTGGTTGTTGAAGCTGGTCTAGGAACCATCTACACTGTGTGTTCCGCAAATGGTGCAGCATATTATGATGACACAGTGATGTCACCCAATCTGATTGCTGGTCTCAACAAATTGACCACATCCAACGAGTATGATGGTGACGGAAGTGCATCAGACTTACGTGGCAATTATGCAGCAGTGTTCGCCAAGTTTGATACATTCTGCTCACAATCACGCAAAGATTGCTTGTTCATCGCAGATCCAATTCGTCACATCTTTGTACGTGGTGAAAACACACGAGTGTTGGCAGATCATACCAAATCCTTCTCACAGTACATCTACAGCGCACTTCGACACAACTTCGAATTGGCCAGCACCAGTTACAGCTGCACTTACGGCAACTGGGTGAGTGTAAATGATCCATACGCTGGCATCAATGTATGGGTACCATTCTCAGGGTTTGCTGCTGCAGACATGGCCAACACAGATCGTGACTTCTATCCATGGTATGCACCAGCAGGCTTCACACGCGGCAAAGTGCGCAACGTGGTGACCATGGCCATCACGCCCAAACAGAAAGAGCGTGATCAGTTGTACAAGATTGGCATCAATCCAGTGGCATTCTTCCCCAATGATGGCTTCACCATCTTCGGTCAGAAGACACTACAACGTCAACCAAGCGCATTTGATCGCATCAATGTTCGTCGCTTGTTCTTGTATCTTGAAAAAGCCACCAAAGCAACTGTCAAATATTTCGTGTTTGAGCCCAACACATTGTTCACACGTACACGTGTGGTCAACACCATCAACCCCATCTTTGACTTGGCCAAGCGGTCAGAGGGCTTGTATGATTATCTGATCGTATGTGATACCAGAAATAATACACCTGACGTAATCGACAACAACGAACTTGTGATTGACATTTATCTCAAGCCAGTTCGTGCTGCTGAGTTTATTCTTGTTAACTTCATTGCAACAAGAACAAGCGCTAACTTTGCAGAGTTGGTAAGTGGTCCTAGACTCTAATAGTAACGTAATTTAACTAAATAATATTATGTCAAATACACCAAACCAGAATATTGCTAAATTTTACGCTCGTGCACAAACAACTGATTTTTCACGTGACTTTTTGTTTCGTGTTGGATCAATTAACATTGAGGGATCTAACGCTAGGTCTGCAGTCACTAAGAATGAAACTCTCTTAACTTGGCGCGAGGATCAGTTAACATACGTAAGAACTGCAGCATTACCAGGTAGAAATATCGGTAATGTTGAAGCAAAATACATGGGATTATCATTCAACATCCCAGGTGGCGTCACATACCCCAATTCAAATGCATATTCACTTGAATTTTATTGTGATTCACAATCTACTCTAAGAGAACAACTCATGAAAGTATCTCGAGCTACATTTGATGATGCGTATTCAACGGGTGTGTATAGTACACCACCCGCTATTAGTGTAATAGATCTTTACCAGGTTGATAAAAATTTAGAACCTGTGACCAATTATAAGCTAATTGGGGTCTCAATAAGAGATGTGGGCGAAATTTCATATGAAATTGCAGAAGGCACAGGAAATTATAAAACGTTTACTGCAACATTTGCATACCAG